TAGCCACGATATTCTTCAGGTGTAAGTGCAGCCTCGATGGCTTCGATACACTCAATACCCTTGTCATTATATTTATAGTGGGGTGGGTTGTTTACTAAATCGTCTGTCATTTTGCCTCCTCTTTGTGGGTCATGTTTAGTAAAACATTTAATCTCTTTCTTTGGAACTCCGTGTTGTCTGGATCATTAATAAGTTTCCTAGCAAAAGAACGAACTTGCTGATAATTAAGGCCAGCAAGATCACAGACATCAACAAACCAAGTAGCAGTAACGCCAACACTTTTACTAAACCATCGTACAGCATCTTCCCTAACTTGAACAGATTCTTTAGAAACGTTTTCATTTTCATTACTGGCATCAAGTAAAGCTTGGTAGATGACGGCTCTGAATAGTGCTCTTTCATTCTCGCCCTCTTTATTTACCTCTGTAATCGTATCGAGTGTAGGGTCGATAGCAATCCGGGTTTGGTTTGGGTTTAACGAATATGTCGGTTGTGTTAATTTCTTTTGGTCTTTCATCTATCCATTCCACTGGTACAAATCTATCTGCCCATATAAAATTATTGTTACTAAGCCAATCACCATAAGTTGTTTTACTAGTTTTGTAAAGTTTATTTCTAGAATTCTGTAGTACAAATCTAATATCCAAGTCTGGTCTCTGTTGTTTTATACGCAGATGTTTGGCTCTATCCTCTTTTGTAAGTTGTCCTTTGAGTTCTATTATAATACCGTTTGATAATATAATATCTGGGGTATATGTTTTTCGAATCGCTGGGACTACATAAGGTATGACTAAGGTTTCATATTCAAAGTCAACTTTATCTTCATTAAGCTTACCACAAACAGTAGCTTCAAAGATAGATCTATAAAATCCTTTTTCTTTGCGCAACACACTCATGGAATATCTTCTGAAACATTAGGTTCAGTAACCACTTTGGTTAACCATCGTGGTCCTTTACTGTAAATAAACTTTCGTAATCCTTGTCCATCATTAGCATCAGACCAACAGTCATTCTTATATGCGCAGTAAGAACAACCCACACTGAGTTTCATATTGCCTGATGTTCCCTCCGGTTCTTCATCATAACATCTTGGTGGTGGTTTGTTCTTATCTTTTAGTACACTTCTTAAATGTTTAATTCTTTCTCGTGCATTCGGCACATCAGATTTATCTGGGCGACACAGTGCTAGTGCCCCGCTTTGTTTATCGATAGCAAGAAAGGCTACCTCGTCATTGTTATTAGCCGCTGAGTATGCAGCAATCTGATGAAGATACCCAAAGGCATCTGTCTCTGGTGTAATATCATTGTCTCTAAATTTTCTAAAACCAAATTGTGATGCCGACTTAACATCAACAACGACTCCATCTATCACGGCATCTTGATGGCCAGTTACTCCGTCAAGTTTTAAAGTTCTCTGTTCATCAGTAACAGAATGACCTGCCGTTTTAGATAGTAATAATAATAGTGCTTCTAACATATGCCCATATAAAAATTTAATTCGTGCATGAGCTGGCATATGTTCTCTTAGTTCTGGTTTATATAACTCATACCATAGTTGACGATCTGGTTTACCGAGGCTCGACATACGAATACCTCGGCTACCAGATTGTTTTTCTGTTAAGTAAGTAAGAACAGCATCTTTTATACTCTCTGCAAATTTATTTAAATCATGTGGTTTTGGTTTTCTATCGTTACCTTCATCAAACAATTTGTAAATATCTTTTACAAGAGTATCTATGCTTTTCTTACTAGACATTAGAACGGAAGCTTATCGTCTTCCAATTCGTTTTTAGATGCGCCGTTAGGTTTAGCCTGGTATCCAGACTCTTCACTAAACTCATCTAAATTTTCAGAAGGACTGTACTCTACGAGTTTTGTTACTTGTACAGCTTTCAAAGATGAGCCAACACCTTGATTACCACCGACATTATAATCATAGGTATCAAAGGCTACATTAACCAATGAACCATTACCGATTAAAACATCAGAACTAATAGGTGTTTTTTTAGAATCTACAACACGAGGTGCAGAGTTCTTTGTACCATCTTTACGAGTGTACTTTCTTTTTATAGTGACAAAATCATTTCTCTCGTCACCTTTGTTTTTAATACGAGGACCAAGACCCAAATCTTGTAGTTGTTTCTTAGTCTTTGCATCCACTGTTACATCAATGGAAAAGATACCTTGCTCATTATACTGATCAAAGTGTGGTTGATGGACTTTCGCCCAGTATGCAGTTCCAGATATTACTGGCATAGTTTTCTCCTTATATAAAAGTTTGTAAAAGTTAGTGTCTCCGAAGAAACACTTGGACAGTATACCATACTGTCAGTGGTGTCAACAGTTAGTGAGTTTCTTTCCAAGTCGTGCCGATTGAATACTCACTATCTAGTGGACATCGTAAGTCAAATTGTTTTTCTACACGTTTCATTGCCTCCTTTGTTATGTTACCAAAATCTACAGCTTGTTCCTTACGGACTTCAAACTGCACCTCATCATGAACGTTAGCCACCGGCTTAGCATCCACTTTCTGCTTGTCAATCTCATCAATAATATTGAGTAGCCATTGCTTACATATAATTGCACCCGCTCCTTGAATAAGTGTATTCAAACTGGAGTGAATGGATCGAGCAAGTAGAATTCTTTTATCAAGCGCAACTAATTGGTACTCTCCATACTTGCGCTTTCGTCGTTGTAATAAATTAATTAAATTGTTTGTCAGTGTCTTCATACCTTTAACTTTATTTATAAATCGTTTACGACTAGCGAGTCCAGCCTCTGTATTGCCGCCGACTATCTGGCCAAGCTTGGCATCTCCCGCTCCATAGATAAAGGCATATACCCAAGTCTTTGCCGTTGGTCTGTCTTTTAATCCTATAATGTTTTGGTTGTAGGTATGTATGTCTCCGTCAACAACTTGTTCAGTAAATTTAGGGTTCTGTAGATAGTGCGCAAAGCATCGTAACTCTAGACCACTAGCATCAGAGCCTACCAAACAATATTTGTCTGGGTTTTCTATAGTCCACAGTGAGCGACACTCTTTACCATAAGGCGAATAACTTGCTGGGACTTGTGCCATATTAGGACCATAGTGACTCATACGAGATGTAACACAACCAAGTGTAATAACTTTACCATGCACTCGGTTATCATCTTTAACATTCTTTAACCATGATTGTATTTGTGACACACGTTTCTCATATAATAAATATTCAGCAATCATCTTAGCCTCTGGATACTCCAACTCTTTTAAAACTTTCTCATCAATTACTGGTAGTCCCGTCGGTGTAGTTTTTTTAGGTACCCAATTATATTTCTTTTGTAATCTCTCGGCTACTTGTTTACGAGAGCTAGGGTTAAACTCATCGACATGATCCTTCAATGGTTTACCAGTAGTCTTATGAAATCGTGGTGTGTATATTGTTGGGAATATAGTTTGTAAGTCTTTCTTTAAATCTTCTGATTTTGTTTTTAACTCTTCCAACAAATCATGTGCCTTGTTTACATTTAAATAGAATCCATTCTTCTCTTGTTGGTCTATGATTCTTCTGATGCGATGTTCCATACGTACACTCTCTGTACTAAACCTAGTTATTTTTGGCGCTAGGTGTTGCATAAGTTTACGTGTGACGTGTACATCTTGTTGGCAATACTTGAGCATCTCTCCTGAGTATTGATCGAAGTCTTTGAACTCCAACTTACCACCTCGTGTAAGTTTCTTACCCCAAGATTTTAAACTATGACCACCATCTATATGTGCATTAATCATCTGTGATATGAGAAGTGTATCAATAATATTCTCCAAAGGTATTGTGATACCTAGTAGTCTTTCTAATACTGGGCCATCAAAGCTTATACCATTATGCATAATATACTTACGTTCATCGTTGTGAAATTGTTTGAACTCTTCGCATCCTTGCTCTTGTATAAAGTCTTTCTGTTCTCCCGTAGCATAGTCCTGGATGCATATACAATGTATCTTGGTAGCATTGAGACTATCGGTCTCTATATCTAGAACTACTGTGTCAAACTTTGAATCCATCATTCACCTCCTTGAAGTCATCGTTGTCTTTAGATTTTGGGTTAGATATTTCAGTCAAGCGACCAGTATCTTTGTCCCATTGTAACCAACAACACGGTCCAGTCTCTCCACTAAATCTATTCTTTAATATACGAACTGTAGTTTGGTTTCTCTTCTGCATGTCTTCTGCTTGTCCGTTTCTTTCTAATGAAAAACAAAAGTCAGAGAGTTGTGCAATACCATGTGAACCTCTGAGTTGTGACAGACTAACTATCGCACCCTCCTCATGTCCACTATCAGAACTGGCTCGTCTACTTAAATGAGATACTAACATTAGATGTATGTTCTGTTCTTGGACTAGAGTTCTGAGTCGTGTCATTATACTATCTATTGCTCTTCTCTCATTGTCACCAGCCATGGCTGATACAATCATAGTCAAGTGATCAAGTATAATAAACTTACAATCCAAACCACTAGCCAGATACTGTACCTTAGATATAATGTTATCAATATCAGTAGAACCAAAGTGATCCCACATTCTTATCTTGTTTGTACCAAGAGTAGCCTCCCATGCTGTACGTTTCTCTTCCATAGTTGATTCACAGAATGGTAGGTGTAATGGTTTGTTTGCATGTACAGACATAATACCTTTGGTTGTTCGTTCAATAGATTCTTCTAGGAATAAACAACCAACTGAATGTCCACTTGTTTTAATTATGTGGTAAGCTAATTCTCTCATTACACTAGACTTACCTATACCTGACCCCGCAGTGTACGTACATAACTCACCAAGTCTCATACCATAAGTCATACTATTCATACCCTCCCACGGATAAGGTATTGATTCGATTACCTTTTCATTAGCAATAAGATCCCAAGTATTTTCACCGAGTATGATACCCTCTGGTGTATAAGACTTAGCCTCGTAGAATCTATTTAAAAATTCTTTCTGTCTTTCTTGTATAAGATAATCATTAGCATCTTTTAATTTTAAATTTACGATAAATACTTTCTTGGGTGGGAATAAATCAGCGACTCTTCTACTTGCCTCACGACCTGGTTCATCGTTATCAAAACATATATTAATTCTTTCAAAGCTATTTATATATTCATATTGTTTTTTACAATCGGTAATTGCTCCAGCTGCTCCAGTTCTTACACTGACAATTGGATATGTTTTGGGTGCCATCATCTCAGCTATTGATAAAGCATCGATCTCACCCTCACATATTGTTATCGATTTATTGTTGTTACTTTCAAATAGATTCTGTCCAAACAATAAAGCTTTACCAGTCTTACCCTCTACTGTAAATGATTTATCAGCGACTCTTCTGACCTTAGTGGCTATGTGATTACCATCGCTATCGTAGTAAGGATAATGATGTTTATACAAGTTAGGTTTCTCTGGATTAGAAACTCTCACTCCATAATACTCACATACCTTTGCTGATATCTTACGTTCTTCAATCGGACGGCTTGTACCCATAGGCATAGTTCCAGGCACCGAGCCTTGAATTTTTGTGTCATCTCCTAGCAGTTCCTCAAGTCGGGTCTTGTCCTTGGGAGGTTCAGTGTAGGTTCGGCACGAGAAACAAAAACGAGAGCCATCAGCATATAAAGCATTAGCATCCGATGACCCACACTTGTCACAAGGTGTGTGCCTTACAAATCTTTTATCGTCAAATTGTGTCATAGTCGTCTCCTTATAATTTTGCGGGTCTTGCCCTATAAATACATCCTCTAATTATTTTTGTCAAGGGGTTGCCAGATTTCGAAATCAGTGATAGCCTATCCCCATATACAGAGGGGGACTATATATAGTCTAGTATTAGTCTAGTGTTAGTCTAATGCTAGTTCTAAGATTGTCTCTTAATTATTATTTATATCTCTTATAACTAAGATTAATCTATAGTAACTAAGATTAATCTATAGTAACTAAGATTAACTAAGAATAACTATATATAGTGGCCACATCCTTTATTTTTAGCCTTGAAGTTTTGTGTCCTCCCATGACAATTGCGGCATAGCACCATCGAGTTTGACAGACGATTGTTGTGCCGGTTCCCATCGATATGATGGAACTCCATCGGCGACTCTTCTGCCAGCGCCCCGCACTGGTTACAATACCATTGGTTAGTATCCTTAAGATAAGATATGATCTGTCTTTTCTTACCGACAGCCTTACCCATATGCTCATCTCGTTCTATCTTTTCATTGCGAATATGTTTGCGATGGTTTTGTTGGCAGACATTATTACAATACTTATTCATAGTATTACTTCTCTTGGTATGTTTCTTATTACAATAAGCACACCGATAGTGACCATAGTTCTTTCGTTTTCGTTTAGGAAACTTAGTGTTATTAACTATGGCACTACACGTCATCGAACAATACTTATTCCTTGAGGATGTGACCAGATTGTCACACCCTCTTCGCTTACAGTTTCTCATTACTTATCGGGAGTGAAGTCTACTTTAATAAGATTATCCGATGGCTCGGTATCGCAAGGTCGATCGTCGGTTGTATGTATCCTATCCTTAGCCGTTCGTTTCTTTGGATAGAGTAATTCTTTTAGTGCATAGTCAATTAAATATTCTATGTCCTCTGGTTTTTTAGATACACTATCCAACAGTTCATCGACTATTGGTTTTAAGTTTCGTTTTAGATCGCTTAGTCTTAGTTCTGAACCACTCATTATTGTTTCTCCTTATCAGTTAGTGGGTTAAATATTTCTTCAAAGATTGCATCGACAACATCAAAGTAATCCTCTTGCGAAAATGTTTTGATTGGTAGTCGTTGCACCATATCTTTAAAGTGTTTTATCTTAGCCAATGCATAGACCATCTCTACATCGGTAAGAATCTTGTCGTCTTGTATGTCTTGACCATTACCTTTTGCCACGTAGATATTCCTTTCTCTCTCTATAAGTTTTAGATGTATCACATTTAATAGCTACTAAATCAATTGGTATCTTATCAAATGATTCTTGTAGCTGTTTAACAGTTTGCTGACAGTTACGGGTTATCTTATGGTGTTTCTTTTGAAACAGATGACCATCAACCTCAAACCACATCGTTACAATAAAGGCTTCAAACATATCGATACCTCTGACCTAATACATTCTTGATATAGTTCGCGGCAGATTGATGTGTACCATGAAAATATTTTATTTCATGATCCTCATACCAATCTTTTCGACGATT